AAGAAGGGTCAGGGGTGGCCTTGTGCTATTAAAAAACCGCCCCCCTTTAGCAGAATTGCATTTAGTGCATAGACATTGCAAATTCCAGTCATCATCAGTGCCACCTGCGCTTCTTGGAATGATGTGGTCAACCGAATTGCCTTCCAATCCACATGCCTGGCAAATGTAACCATCTCGTTCACGAATCCGTTTGGCTATCTGTTTCCACCTGTTAGTAGAACCATTGTTCTTCAATGCACTACTCATCAAAACCAATTCCTTTCCTTATGAAATGCCCAGGCTTTACATGGCGATTGATAGCGTTTCTTGATGTATTTGATGGTTGCGTCAATCTGTCTGTATGGGTCAAGTGTTCCATAATGCTTCGATCTCATCTGACCCAATCCCCAATGTGACCCGTTGCGGGCAGTGTATGACCATTGAGATTCCTTAGTAATTATGCGATTAAAGCACACAAACTCATCATAAATAAGAATCCTGGAATGTGCGTATAACTTCAAATGGTCTTTTGAGTAGTTAGCAGCTGAGGCAGAATTAGCGCCTTGCACTGCGATTAAGGCTGAAACGATCAAGACCAGCCATTTTTTTATCTTTTTATCTTTATCCTTGAATGATGAAAGAACTTCATTCTGTTGGAAGGTAGATAGTCCCTGTGTTGGTTGTATGCTTCCAGCGTACACCCCCCATGCAAGTCCTTTACGCTCACGCAATGCCAGCCCGTTTATAACATTTTGATAACGATTTGATAACGTTTCGTTATAATTGGTTTTGCACACTGTGCGTTCAGCCTGTGGATAACTCATTGATGACCCCAACCAGTACCCTTGAATGACACCCCTGGCGCTGAGAACAACCGCGTCATAGGTTGTCCACAACATTGGGCTGAACGGTCTTCGTCGTATGATCGATCCACCTCAACACGGATTTTGCACACTGAACATTCAAACTCATAGATCGGCACTGGAATCCCCTATCAGTGCAACCCCCATGACTTCGCATTTGGTGCATTGAATCACTTCGACACCAGGTGGAAGATTGTCCGTCACTTTGTGAATCAACTGAACCGTGATCTTGTTGCATTTTCGGCATTCAAACTCAGTTTTGTCCATAGGTAGTTTTCCTCAGGTTTTCGATCGGCTGAAGGTTGATCTGTGTTACCCACCAATTTGGCTGGGTTGATGACCTATAACGGTCTTTCTGTGCCATTGCAATGGGTATCCAGCCCGCAATGACGTATTTTGGTGATTTGCCAGTGACCAGAATTGCCACGTCGCTCGGTCGATCGTATTCATGCACGATCAGCTGCCCGCCGTCATACTTTGTCCACCTGACTTCGAACCTGTGCCCTACGTCGGCCTTGACTTTACCTTTTTGCTCGAATGGGTCAAATGCAAGTTCCAGGTATTTAGCAACAACCCATTCACTGCCAATGCTTTCGGCGTCCTGTGCAATCAATTCGTGGAACGATTTGTCTTTCGAATAATTGGTATCACGAGTTTCCCAATAATTTGGATTCCCGCGCGCCAAATGAATTGCGGCTTCGTGGCAAATGAATTGTTCTTCTTTGCTCAATAACATTCTCATCTACATGCCCCGCAAAACCACAACACGGCTTCGCCAGAATATCCACGCTGATAACCGAAGTCATCAAGCCTGGCAAGTTGTGAGCATTTGTCGCACTGCTCCAATTTGTATTCTGTGATTATTTCGCCATCTTGAATGACCTTACAAATCCTGGTTTTCGGATTAATCAATTCAATATAATCGCTCATAATTGTGGCTTCCATTTTCCGTCGCTTGCAAGAACGTACCAACGTGGTGGGCACTGGGTTGCTTTGCTGCGCTGGGTGCAGAAATAACCGCCCCAACTCTTTGGCGCCCCGTCATGTGACTGTTTCCAGACCATGTGACCATGTGCGCACATTGGCGCTTCAGCAACCAATTCACCGCCTAATTGTTTTGCTATTTCACCCAGGCTTGACGCTAGGGGTGTTGCAATTGGCTTGTGGTCTTCGAATTTGGTTGTCCAGTAATCTGGTTGGGCTTCAGGTTGTGGCTTGACCGCTGCCGCCCGTTCGACCTGCTCCATGACTTCTTTCGTCGTGCGCTCTGCACCACCCATGACCAGTTGTTGCACCCGCATGATCGCTGACGTCACCGAATCTTCGACAAACCAGCGACGCATGTTGGGCTGATAGGCAGCCTGGTACCCGTAGGCATAATCAACACCAGCTGCTAAAACGTCGTCATGGTTTCGGAATGCTTTGGCTTCAACCAAAACGTAACCTTTTTCAGCACTGAATTCGACGATTCTTGTTTCAATGCGACCTGTTGGATAGGTCTTAATCCAACGTTCTAGTCTTTCGCGGCTTGCTTCGTAATTGTCTAGGAATCCCATTAGCGTTGACGCCCCTGTTGTCTTCCAATGGCCATGCCAGTTGAACGGCCTTGATGGTAGCCAACTGATTTGCCGTCGCGGTACCCCATTGAATAAATTATGGTGCTGATGGTTAATTGTCCGATAATGACAAAACCAATGATTTGTTCCATTGTCATTTTGAATTCTCCCGATTCTAGGTGATACGTGCTACCACCTGAGATCAGGGTGACGCATGATTGGCGCGCGGTCAAGAACCTTGCGTGTTTGTCGGCGTGTCCATTGGCTTAGACTTAGATTTCAGCCCATTGCCTGCCAGTACGCCACCCAATGAACCAGTCAAGAAAATGGCCAGGGTTTTGAGTAGATCAATAAATGCTGCGTCGTTGGGCGCCTGAGCGCCTATTGGCTGGGTCACGAATATAAGCGCATAAGTTATGCCAACCGTCACGACCAAAAAAACCAGTGCCAGGGTTGAACCAATAATCAAAATCAGTTGCGCGTGGACGTCTTCAGGGGTGCGGCGTCGGTAAGGTTTTTGAAGATTCTTCTCCAATGATGTCGTCAGTGCAAGTTCCAGTAGGGATACATTGCGGTTTTTGGCATTCTGGTTTTTTCCAGTTGTCGAATTCTTGGCATTCATAACGTGTCCACCCCTGATACCCGCAAGCGGTCAGGGTTAGTGCAAGTGCCCAGACCAACCCTGCCGCTGCGAATCTGCGGTTCACTTCCCCGTTGAACCGAAGGCTTTGTCATTTGGGTTTAGCCAGCGCAAAATCACTGGTGCAACCGCTGCAACCCCTGCCATTGCAAGTGTCTTTGGGTCTGTCACACCCGCCATGTATAAGGCGAGCGCTGCCGCCATGAATGATCGTGCCCAAGAAGCTGCTAGGGCTTTGGCTTGTTCCATTTGGTTTTCTCCTTCTTTGGTTTATCTGCCGTTTTTGGCATTTCAACACTAGGAAATTCTCCCTTGTAAGGTGTGAATTTAGGAATACCAAAACCAACGATTTCCTTGCCTTCACCAAATCCCCGAACTTTGATCATCACCATTCCACCATTGCGCTGATCGCCAGTGCCACTGGTGTTGCCTTCGATCGTCAAACATGTTTTGTTGTCAATCAATCCAACAACAATTCCAATGTGTGAAATGCGATCAACGCCGTCATGAGGAAAATCCATGAATGCCAGACTTCCCAGCTGAGGAATGTTCGACCAGCGATTGATTTCCTTAAATTTATGTGCAGCGACTGCGGTGCTGACAACGGAATGAATTTTGACGCCTGCCTGTGCAGCGCACCAATTCACAAAACTTCCGCACCAGGGCAATCCGTCGGCTTTTGTAAATTTGCCATATTTGGTCAAATTGTCGCCTTCTTCAATTGTGCCAACTTCTGCTGCGGCGACTTCAATGAATCGTGCATTTGTTCCGTGAGGATAAGTCATTGGGTTTCGTCTGCCTCATCTGGCATATCGATTTCCTCAATGACGTTGTTGTTTGGCTTTGTTTCGTCGTAACCACCACTACCGTAAGTTACATATTTCATGTTATACCGCCCTAATTGCAGTGATAATGCTAAGTGTTGTTGATAATGCTGGGGAAACGGCCGTTGCGAATCCAGAAGTCACATTTACGCTTTGAGTAAAACCCTCAGAAGCGTTAGCCGTGCTGATGTTGGTTCTAGTTGCTCCCAGAAGCGGATTGCCCGCTGAATTAGAGTACCTGTAGAAGTTGTTAGCAGTCGCCGCTGTTACAGTATTAGCAGCCAGAAAATAAATGCCAGGTGTCAGCGATTGCGAAATTGTTATCGCCGACATGGTGCTTGCGGCCGTTATGCTCACCGTTCCAGCGTCAAGCAAAACTGTTCCTGGTGCGCCGTTGGAATTGTTATAGATTCCAAGTCTAACGGAAGCAGTGCCAGAAAAAGATGTAAAAGACATGCAGGCAATTCGGTCAAAGGTTGTCGTCACTGGAACAAATATCGGCAAATAGTAAGTTGTGTTTGCCGGAATGCCAGTTGTTCCGCCAACACTTGAACCAGGGCTTAAGTAGTAGTTACCAGATATAGGTGCGGTTGTTTGTAAAATTGGAGATTGTGCAGAAGTCCAGGTAAAGTCCATGTCAGTGTTTGAAGCCTTAGATAAAAGTTGCCCAGTTGTGCCGCCCAATAAATCAGCCATAGAAGTGGCGACTGCTTGACCAAAAGTTTCAAAATCTGCTGGCAAGTCCGTCACCAAATCAGTAGAAGTCGGCATTTGCC